CCGAGACTGAAAATACATTAATGCGTATATCAAAATCATCAAAAATGAATAGAATCCACTCATCAATGATATTTTTCCTCTAAATAAAAGCACGAGTGATGATAAGAATCCTAAACTTGCAACCGCCAAGAAAATAAAATTCACGACAGTAAGCCAGTAAAAAAGCATACAATAATCCTTATCAAGAGGAGTAAACAACTGCTGAATCGCGTCCATATTCTGAATATAGTGAGTTATAATATATAAAAACAAAAAAAGGTATTCAATTAGTGTCTAAATCATTTTTTCAATGGAACGAAACGAGTCAGTAAAACCTCCAATAACATCTATTAATTATACACCATTTCTTGGAAGGGAAACGATCTATAGTAATATACGCGAGTTCCTGTCCTCATTTCAGAAAAACAAAACCGACCTTACATTCAAGCGCGGAATATATCTCTATGGCGCACCCGGTTCTGGGAAAACGGAATTCGTAATCAGATTATTGAAAGAACTAAACTATGATATGGTGAAATATGACGCAGGGGATATACGAAATAAATCGATTATCGATTCGATAACGCAGCACAATATCTCCGACAAAAATATTATGTCAATCTTTCAGCGCAAAGTCCAGAAAATCGTGGTTGTTATGGATGAACTTGATGGAATGAATAATGGCGACAAGGGCGGAATAACGTCTCTAATCAAACTTATCCGTCCAAAAAAAACGAAGAAACAGAAACAGGAAGAAATAACGATGAACCCCATCATTTGTATTGGAAATTATCATATCGACAAGAAAATCAAAGAGCTTATGAAAGTTTGTTATGTATATGAATTGAAAACTCCGACGCCTCTTCAAATAACACAAATCATAGACATAACAATGGGTGCAAACATCGACTTCGTTATGCGAAAAAATATCGTCGCATTTGTCCAAGGCAATCTGCGTAAGCTAGGAGCTGTAGCGGAGATGAGTCGAACCGCCAATTCCATCCTCGCAAATAACATACTTCACGCAATATTTCAACCAAAAACATATAATGAAGATATCAAGAAAATAACCGAAAAATTACTCAATACTGAATATTCAATGTCGGAACATAATATTCTCATCAATGAGACGGACCGAACCACGATTGGATTATTATGGCACGAAAATGTCATTGATGTGTTAGAAAAAATGCCAATCAACATTTCTGCGCCGTTTTATAAGCTCGTCCTGGATAATATCTGTCAGGCAGACTATTTCGACCGCATAACATTTCAGAACCAGATATGGCTTTTTAATGAACTATCTTCACTTATTAAAACATTTTACAATCATCATTTGTATCACAAATCATTTCCTAAAAAGGCGCGATTTCACCCGACCGAGGTACGATTTACCAAAGTCCTTACAAAATATAGCACTGAGTACAATAATCAACTATTTATACAGAGCTTGTGTATGCAATTATCGATGGACCAGAAGGACTTATTTGCATTTTTCCTGACATTAAAAAAACAGTATTCCGAGGATGAAATACCGAAGATATTGGAAATGTATGAAATAACAAAATTAGATGTAAATCGTATTTACAGGTATTTAGATAAATATACAGAGAAAACGGACACGGGACCCAATTCAGCCAGCGGCGGCGATGGGGGGGGGGGGGGGGGGGGGGGGGGGGGGGGGGGGGGGGGGGGGGGCGGTGGCGGTGGCGGCTGCTGTAATGGCAGCAACCTAGATAATGAAATAGAATGGGGGGATATCGCCTAAGAAAATGATGCGTTTGAATAAACCCAAAAAGATATAAGGATTATTTAGAAACATTTCATTTACTTATTATGGGTGCGTCTATTTCATTAGATTCGAAGTATCGTATGATATTGGAGACAGAGGTGGAGTGTATTTCGGTCAATTCATCATCTACCTCGACTGGAGGGGGAAAAGGAGGTAAGCGCGAGAAGCGCGAGAGCGACAGTGAACAAAGCGATAGCGACAGTGAACACAGTGGAGACGACGGCGAGAGCGATGCCAGCACCAGCGGAAGCGAGAGCGACAACGATAAAACCTATACTGTAAAACTAACACCTGAAATAACCAATTATATTCGTAGCTATATTCGCAAAAATCAGTTTTTGGATGAGTTTGACCTCATAACCGAAATTGAGCTTGACAAATACAATCACGCACCTGGTACCGCAGTCGTGTTTAATTCGGACTCAATTGTATTTGCTCCAAACAACCAAGCTCTGGAAGCAGTCGGTACCTGGGAATATATTGAACCAGAGACTCCGGTTGCATCATCCGCCACGAAATCAAAATCGAAGAATGGTGGTGGTGGTGGTCGAGGTAGAGATAGTGGCAGTCGCCGGGACCGCGGACGTTATAACGACGATGACGAAGACGAGGAAGACCAACCCGCCTCCTCGTATAAAACAAAAGACGACGACCTTCCTGTCAGCGAGATTGAATCTATTCTTACAGATAAGTTTAACGAGTACAATAAAACACGCGAGTTTGTTATTCACGAATCAAAGAACAGTTTCTTAGTATTACTTATTAAATCCGTCGAACTTGTAAGGGCTTAAATAGCACACCGTCTACTAGGGATTATCAGCTGTATCACGCGGAGGCTGCAGCCCATTTTGAAGTAAAAGGTCATTTTTTGCCTGAAGTATGCGGTTTTCTTCCTTCAATTTCTCAACCTCCCCCTGTAATTGCTGAATAATCTGAACAACTTGCTCATTATTCAGCGCGATAGGTGGTTGTCCAGGTTGCTGTAAAATAATCTGTCCGCCGCCGACACCACCAGCCCCGCCCCCAGCCGCCGCCGCCGCCGCTTGTTCCGCCATTTGGCTTCGTTCCTTTTCCAATTGAATCGTTTGCGCAATGACATCTGGTTTCATTTCTGGTCGCCCTGGCGCATAATTCTCGAGAAGTTTCTCAAGTTCCACCATATAAAAACGACGAATGTTATGATCTTTGATAAAATCCATAACCTTCTTTGGCGAATCACGCACCACATCCGGATTTGCATTGACCAACAATTTACGCTTATCAAATGTATTATGTTCGTGCGAAAAAACCAAAATAACCTTCATCGGGTCCAATTGAACAAATGGAACCGTATAGTCTTTCAAAAATGCGCGTTCTTCAGCCAAACACGCATCATCATTATATCGATGCTGTTTCAAGAGTTTGCGTTTGAATGCAAATGTACCCGCCGTCGCGTGATTCGGACCATAAGGACCAAATCGCTTCATTTGTCCTATATGCTTGAAATAAATATAGATTTCGCTCGAACCAGCGCAAAGAGCATCAGGGTGTGTTATAAGCATATGTACCGCGTGTGATACGCGTTGTGGTGGATAATAGTCGTCATCGTCCATATACACCAGAATCTCACCACGCGACTTTTCGTGTAGTAAGTTTCGCTTCTTTCCCAGTGTCATTTTTGTATCATATTTGAAATATTTCACACGAGGATGCGATGCAATCATATCTTCGATGGGGTCGGTTCCATCATCGATTATAATCCATTCCATTCGGTCTTGAGGATAATCCTGGTTATTGAAACAACTAATCATTGCATTTATAAAAGGGCGTCGATTGAATGTTGGAGTGCATACGCTTACAAATGGATACGCCTTGAAGTATTCTGGTGTGGATTTTTCGGGAATGCCAATACACGGGGGGGCGGCAGCAATGCTCAACGACGACTTTTTATTCTTACCCATTATTATCGTATAAAGTAATATAATCGTTTATATGATAGAATATTTATGTCCTTTATCAGCGTCGGCGTCGGCGTCGGCGTCGGCGTCATCGGCGTCATCCACTCCAGTTTTTCAATGTAGTAAAGAAATTCATAATTCCCTGCCAATAATGCGTTAGATATAATACAAGCAACATCAGAATAACAATGGCAGCAACATTCAAGTCGAGATACTCAAATGCGTAAAACATAAGTGTCAGATTAAAGAAAAAGAAGATGATTGGAACATATTTCGAATACAGTTCGCGATACTGGTCCCAATGAAAGAAAGGATAAATAAATATCGTTCCAATAAATTGTATTAATTGAACAATGTATGCCACAAAGGGAATAATACCCACTCCAAATGCCGTAAAAATCGACCATAATGAACCTCCAATGAACTCTTTTCGATTATCTGTAGGATTTAAAATCATACCAATGACAGTAGTGAAAAACGGTCCACCCATTAGAATAAATCCGCCCAATAAAATAACAACAAATGGAATCAAGAGGATAAGTAGAGGCGAAACCACTGGATACAACTCTTTCGGTATATTCTGCGATATTTTGGTTATGTATCCAAATATGGTTAATAACATTGCACGGTCGGATGAAAACGAAAAGATGAATGCGTTATTGATCCATTGTTTGAAACGCGCCTTAATAAACTCCCAGTGTAGAAGGTTCACTTGTGTTATGCCTTCATCTACGCTATCTTTTATCATATCTATCTCTTCCTTTGTCAGGCAGAACCATTTGAATACATATGTGTCAAGAAGAATTGCGGCTTTCAGATATATTTTCTTCGGTGTTTCAAGTTTGGGGTCATCGGCAATTCCGCCGAATTTATCCTGGCAGTCGTCCGTGGTTTCGCACGAGGTATACTCATTTGTATAACAATACGGCCATTCATGTCGATCGGTTGGAAATAGTTTCTCAAGATTAAGACTGTTATTACGAATACTTTCTGGGGTACAGTAAAAAAGAATATTAACACAAATGATAGAAATAATGAGCGTTTCAATAAAGAGGGTAAGAACACTTAATCCAAACTCTTTTAATGCATTGAGGTCAAATAATGATTTTGGAGATGCTTTGATTTTGGGCGTATCCGAGGAAGCTTCGTCTTTTTTGTCTTTTTCGCCGGCGCCATCGCCATCGTCGCCACCACCAAATAATCCGCCCACTTTGCTAAAAGTGCCACCTGACTCTTCTTCTTGTTCTTCTTCTTCTTGTCCGGCGTCTTCATTTATGTCATCTTCATTGTCGTCGGCCATTCTATACGAGTTATATATACGAGAGAATATTATTGAGGGTATTACCGCGCATACATTAGACCGCAATTCCCCGATATAAATGTGAGTACATTATATCGTTCTTCAAGGATATGTAAATCATAATTATAGAGATAAATATTCACATTTGGTTTATTTATACCGATAATATCTCCAGTATTCGGATTACAAATCACTTTTACTTCGGCCGTATTATCCAAAGGCGGGTAGATTGTTGTCAGTTCCAGTTCAATTTGATTAAACTTACTCATATTAATTGCCCCACTCGGTTGAAGTTCGAGAGGGTCAGAGTTCAAGCAGAAATTGTAGCAGTAAATGCCGGGTTTCGCACTTCCGCGTGTTCGCGTATATTTCTCGATATAATTATAGACGCCGGCGTCGAGCAAATTCTCTCGGTATTTCCCATTCAGAGAGATTCCCAACATTTGTAAAATGTCGCGCTCATTTTCGGATTGAAAATCTCCCGTTATGTGAAGGCCGGTAAGGCGTTTATCATTCGGATTGATACCTGGCCCGATTCCATTCATCGGTCCATTTTTATCGAAAAAGTAGCGGTCAGCTGAATATGTGGGATGGTCTCGCCACGCCGTTGTCTGGATATCGCTTGCCGCAGTGACGGTTTCAGTAAAATTGTTGTTGCATCGCCAGTTATCGTCAATCGGCGCGGGTATGATATCATACGGTAGATAATTATAAGGCCAATTTGTATAATTGCTCCATTCATTCCGAAGGTTGACGTCGCTCCGCTGAAAAAACAATGACCACGAAGAGACCATTCCCATCGAATTCTCTATTTTGAGTTTTTTATTTCCAGTTACATCATGAAATGTCCAATCATAGTATGACTTAATCAAGTACTTTTGCTGGTTCGCCGCAAAGACTTTTGATTCATCATCCGAGAGAAAACAGTATGTCGCCATCAAATGAACATCTGCATTCCAGTCCGTGCGAATACTTGGGTATGAGTTAAGCGAGAGATCAATACTGGGAGGTGGGTGTAAAAACCGCCACATTTGATGAAGAGGGTTCGTAAAGTCGGGTTGAATAACGGGCCAATAATTGCCTGGGTCGCCTACATCACGAATGGTGAATAACTCCTTAACTGGTCGTAGCGTTACATCGATTTGAAGTTGATTATATTGAAGACAAACAAGTGGAAACGCCATTTTGGATGACATTGTGAACCAAGAATTAATAGGGATATATATTTTGCGACCCCGTATTGAGGGTTCGGCGCCGGCAATATTATTAGTACGGTATGCATTTGGATACTGATTGAGCCTTGCCCCCGAACAACCTGGATTATATAACTCGGGGACATGCCCGGTCATTTGATTGTACAACTCGCGTTTGGTTGCGTCAAGATCGCGTTCTACGATGGCCAATAAATTGTTTCCAGTGAACTTCTGAAGCGTCATACCTCCCACTGAAATAACAATTTCCTTTACCATCTGTGTTCCGAGATTTTCAATCCATCGAAACTCATACGGGGCCCACATATCTTGTGCGGTAGCTGGTGGATGAATCGGGCTCCATATCGACGGCAGGGTCACGCAGATGTATGTATCCATTAATAATTCTGCATATCTCGGTATATAAAAGGTGAATTTGGATTCTTCCGTCATTCTTAGTTTTTTCTGACCGTCGAAATCAATTCTAAACTTTTGAAGACCGAAATTCGTATATTTAAGATACGAGCTTTTAAAAAACGACTTCTTTGGGTTGCCATTTAAAATAACATTTTGATTGCCAGTAGCAATTAGGTTCAATAATCCTCCGGTCATTTAGTATTCTCTTGATTGAAATTCTACTTGTATTAACTTTATATAAAAATCTACGATTCGTAAATAAATATACGAATCGTATATACTTATAATACGACTCGTATATAAAACTACTCGTATTATAAAATATATATGATATATAATTAGAATGAAAGAATATCGGGTGGAAATTTTATTTATAGGTATTATTATTCTTAGTTTCGCGATATGGAAGATATCCGAAATGATTAAAATGCGGTGCTATCAAACCCGCGAAAAAATAAGGGAGGGGTTTAATGCCGCGAAACAAATCGAGGCACCTCCTCCTCTTGCAACAAGTATAGAAAGAATGGCTGAAAAGGCCGAGAACATTTTATCACGATATGGGAGTAGTCATATTCAAGCAAACAAGGATACGGTTCCGCTTTCTACCGAGGGTTTCACAGTAAATACGAGTGAGGATGAAATGACAATTCATCAACGTAAAAAGGTTGCAACGACGTTGGATAAATACGCGCCCACGCCCACGCTCGCGCCCACGCCCACGCCCACGCCCACGCTCGCGCCCACGCCCACGCCCGTAAAGGAAGGTATGGAGAATGCAGATGCAGACACAAAAGAGTTCATTGACAAAAATATAACGTCTATTAACGCAGAAGACAGTCAGTCTAAATTCAAATTGCGCGATTATTATATCAAAGCCGCCCACAATGCATTCAACCCAGATAAGTTCAAAAACTCAAATGTAAGTATGGATGCATTTCTTTATGTTATTGCTCGCGGTTGTCGTTTCATTGACTTTGAGGTATTTTCAGTAGAGAATCAACCAGTTATTTCATCCTCATCTGTTAATTCGTTTAATTATAAAGAGACGTATAATCATATTCCAGTTTCAGAGGCATTTGAAGTATTAGGGAATTACGTTTTCTCAGGGTCGAAATGCCCGAATCCCGGCGACCCATTTATTATTCATATGCGAATTATGTCGCAAAATATAACAATGTACGATAATCTTGCAAAAATAATATCACAGAGTAAGTCGGTTGCCCGGCATTTACTCGGTCCAAAGTATGGGCGCGAATATCAATCGAAGGATTTAGGTAATGAAAATCTACTGGATTTCAAGGGAAAGATCATTTTGATGGTCGATGGAACGAACCCTGTATACCGAAAAACCAAACTATTCGAATTGATGAATAT